TTCAACCTTATATTAAAAATACAAAATCGTTATTATCATGGGCAAATACTTCTTCAGTTCATCAACGTATATTCAATATGTTGCATGAATTAAGAAATACATTCATCATACAATTATTTTACAAAACGGCATGCCTCATCGAAGAATTGCATGTCAACAATATTGTTCATGGTGATATAAAGCCGGATAATTTTCTAATTGCAGAGCATGACAAATTTAATATACAGCATACAGTTTACAATAAGTCGTTTGATGTATATCTTATAGATTACGGATTATCTGGTATAGAAAACAAAGCCGAAGGAACCGGTGGAACTACGCCATATTGTCATCCAGAATTTCGAAATACCCGAGATTATAAAGATACAGATAATTATCTATGGGGTAAAATCCGTAAAAAACATGATGTTTGGTCTCTTGGCCTTTCATTCATCACATTATACAAATATGGCAAATTTAATAGTTTTTATTATTCATTCCCCCAATATTTTTTCGACAAAAATGGTTATGTTACGGATCATATTTTCGATACAATCGCCAACTTTGAAATTCGACGTTTATTCAGGGATATATTATCTCCGGTATCAATACCCATATACGAAGTAAAATTGCGCTTGCATGCGTTTATAAACGATAATCCATCATAAATAATTTATAGAATAGAGGGCGATATGATCATTATGAATACGACAATTACGCGCCAGTCGGTGTATTTTCATCTGTTGGGGGTTTTATCGTATCATTTGTAAGAATAACTTCCGTTTGGCTTGGGTTAAAATTACCTGGTTCAACGGATACAGTATTCGTTGCGGCATGTGTTGCAACCGAAGAAAGAGCTGCTGATATGATATTATGTTCATCTTTATTTTCATTATTTTTCATTATCGAAAAGGGATTACTCGTATCGCGCATCGACGACGGTAATAATTGTTCTCCAAATTTGGGTATATCAGTATCTTGTGTATAATTTAATAATGAAATATTAGTTGTTCCATCATTCGTTTCATAGGTGTGCGGTGTTGTATGCGAATTATCTTTACTGTGAAACCCGACTCCAGCTCCAGCTCCAGCTCCACCTCCAGCGGATGTTTTATATTGAGATGATTCAGACGGAATCATTACTGTTTCTCCTGGAGTAGGTATAAATGTATGCTTTTTGATCGTTTCACGCTTTATATTATGATTTTGCAATACCTTCATGCACAATTTCGGAAGAATCGATATCGAACTCATATAGGTTCGATATTTAAATGAGCATACGCTGGTGCATCCTTCAATAAATTTAATACTATACCACCAATATGCCGGTATATATAACATCATTCCTGCGGTTAATTCAACATCTAACGTCTTCAATTTATCAAACTCGTTCTGGTAATCTCTTTGAACATTCCAAGGATTTACTGGTGATATAAATTCAAAATTCTCGTAATCATTCACCGGAAATAAATATTTACTATATTTCGGAGGTATAAGCAGTATCTTCGCTTTCCCTTGTGTCACCAAAAAATAATTACGATAATTCACCTCATATCGAAGCGGTGTATGCGTTCCCGTCGATGCAATCATGTAATCATAGAAACAATTTGAAACCATATACGGTCTCAGAAATTCGTCGTTTAATTGAAAAAGTTTGATGACACCGGTTTCTTCTATAAATTCGGAGTTATTTTCACTTAAATATTTCGAGTCTTTATCGTTTTTAAATGCTTCATTTGCGACCTTTAATGCAATCGGTATATAAAGTTCATTCGCGTCTGTTGTAATCTGACTGTCATTTAAAAAAGATATAGAATTTGAAATATCTCGCATCTGAATATCGAATGCACGATAATTTGTGAATATTGAATTATAGGATGCTAAATGTAACAATTGGTCATTACTATAATAAAATGTTGTCGGCTGTCGTATATCACATACTTCTTCAAGTCTTTGTTTCGATGGTTGATCAATCTCATAAACTTCTAAATCATTACTTTGTTTTAAATGAAAATAAACATGAATATAAATAAACAATACCAAACAAAATACAAATATAGAAATGATTAACATTTTTATTATGAATACATACTAATATTTATGAGTTTTTACTTATATCTTTTTTGATTCATGTATTTGGCATTCTAAATACATGAATATTCGATGTTTCTATTCGATGATTCTATTCGACAACCTCACCGGAATCAACAATATCACTCACAATTAATTTCAGGCGATTCATATCGGGAAAACTTGGTCCAGAATTATCATCAACTGCATCTTCTTCTGCATTCATTTCGCCACCGCCACCGCCGCTGACACCGGTATCTTCCTGTGGTGTTTCATGAAGCGCGCCAACATCGTAATCTTTTGATTTGAGCTCGGTCACTTCTTGCTCTGTTTCAACACCATCTTCAAATCTCTCGACATCTAATTTATATTCTTCAACATTACCAGCTTCTACAGCATCTACTTTCGTTTCATCATCATCATTATATACGCATTCATGCTGAACATCCGCCTCTTTATAATCATTACATAATCCATTCGAATCAAAATGCTCTCCGCTATAATCAACATCACATTCGTTGCCATTAAATTGATTCATTTCAACCGATGAAGTCGCACTAATATTTGAATTCGAATTCGATACTTGCCCCTTTCCGTGATCATTCAAAAATGATAGTAACATCGTATTCATTTGATTAAGCATTTCCTGCTGAGAATGGATCAAAGATCTCAACTCTTTATTCTCCTTTATAATCGGTTCAACTTTACAAATAACATCAGCCAAATTTGTGTCATTCATTATTTTATCAACAATACTATGCATAAAATCCTGACTACTTAACAATTCACCTACAACTTCATCCATAAACAATACCGGCTCTTCGGATTCATCTTCATTATCTCCATCAACAACATTCTCTCTTGCAGAAGGATTGTCACTCTTATCCTTAGCATTCGCATTCGCATTCGCATTCGCATTCGCGCCCTCTGGCTGTTTTGCTTCAGTCGATGACTTAAACGCCGTAACCGTCAATTGTTCAATCCTATTATGTAAATAATTAAACCGATTCGACAAATCATTCAATACTGCATCATGTTCTCCAATTTTATCATCATGACTTTTCAAAATAACTACAGGAGGCGGCATCGCACCACTCGAACTAACCATACTAACAAAAGGAGTTAATGTTGCGGTTGGTAACATCGTTTGTTTTGATTGCGGTTGTTGCCTTGTTTGAGATACAGCCCCAGCCCCAGCCATATTACCTCGATTCATGTCATTCATACTCGGATTCACCGAAATCCTTTCTGGATCAACGAATTTAGGATTCAACTTTTGAACACCCTTTTCTAATATATATTTCGGCTCGATGATTGGGAGAGGAGGTTTCGCGGCGGCAACTTGTGCGGGCATTTCCGATTTTTGCGCTGTCTTTCTATTCCCCATAGAAGATACTCCAGACGGAAAATGCGGCCCCTCTTCCTCCATCTCCATCTCCTTCGCAAGCTCGATTTTTTGCTTCAAAATCTGCATCTGTATCTCCTGTTGTTTCTGAAGAGTCTTCAACTTCTCTGGTGGCATATTTCGCCCCTGAGTCGTAATCAGTTGCATACGCTGGTCCATCTGCATTTTTATAAGATCAATATTCTCGTATATCGTCATATTCGGTGGAGGAAGAATATTAATACCACCCGGCCCGATAGACTGAGGATAACCACCACCACCACCACCACCACCACCACTATGACGTGATGCATTCATCTGTGCTCCAGAATTATAATAAGGATTCGGTGTATTCGAAAATGATGACGGCGTCGTATTATTGTTCATCATCATCGGATTGGGTGCATTCGATGCGCGCCGCTTTCTAGCTGCAGATAATGCCGCAGTTCCACTCATGTAATTTGTAAACGATTATCCGATCTTAAATTCCTAAACTAGATACAAATATTATAATCTGTATAAACACATTATTTCTATATTATTTTCGCATTTTCATTTTTAATGTCGGATGTGATTTATATTCAATTAACTTAAAATCGCTTAATTCATACATGTTAATATCGGTTTTCAAAGCAGTAATCTCCAATCGAGGAAATTCATATGGCATAAGTGTAAGTTGTTGTTTCAAAACATCAATATGATCATCGTATATATGTGCATTTCCTAAATGATATACAAATTCATGTGCGATTAGACCACAGTGCTTCGCCAATAAATGCGTCAAAAAGCTATACGAAGCGATATTAAATGGCACACCCAAACCCACATCGCCACTTCGCTGGTATAATGCACACGACAATTGATTTGTCTTGGATACGTTAAACTGTGCCAAAATATGGCATGGTGGCAGCGCCATTTCATCCAATTGACATGGATTCCAGGCTGACATAATAAGACGCCTTGAACTTCGCTCACCTGGATCCTTTAAACATCTTATTATATATTCCAACTGATCAACACCTTGCCCCGAATAATCAGCATCACAGTTCGAATATTTAGCATTAAAATGGCGCCACTGATGCCCATATACCGGACCTAAATCTCCATCTCGATAATGTTGTAAACCGCGCGATTCTAAGAAATCTCTCGACGCATTATCATCCCAAATATGAACACCTACGTCTTTAAGTAAATTGTTATCTGTTTTACCTCGAATAAACCATAACAGCTCCTTCAGGCATGTTTTCCATGCAAGCTGCTTTGTAGTTAGTATAGGGATTATCCCATTTTCTAAAGAAAATACCATACCGCTTCCAAATATCGATAATGTCATGCCATTCCGACCTTCTTCCAATTGATTCGTAGTAATAATATCGTGGATCAAATTCAAATATTGGTATTCTTCGTGATGCTTCTCTGGTTCGTCATTTTGCGATGATATCTCTGTGGTATTATCGATCATCGGCGGAGAAATCTCATATTGAGGACGACTATTTTGTTGTGCAAACCGTTTCAACATCGGAGGGGCTTATGTTCTATTCTATTATTTTGTATTTAATTACTTTACTTTTTTTCAAAACATAATAATATTTACAACTATATATATAATACCTTTGAAATGGAAGCATTCGAGGAAACTGTAAAAGAAGGTTCTAAAAGAGGAAGTAGCTTTGTGGATCACGTTTTTCGCTTAGATGAGCAGCAACAAGGTGTTCTACTTAATATCATTCAATATACGCTGATTGGCTTTGTTCCAATTATTTTAATGTTGTATTTGATTAGAACCTATGTTCCAGAACCAGATGATCACAAGGGATCATTACTTATTTTAGCAGAAATTGTCGGACAGATTTTATACATGTTCATCTTCATTTATTTCGTGCATAGAATCATTACATATATTCCGACGTATTCCGGTTATCGCTATAACGAATTTAACTTTACAACCATAATTTTAGGAATATTAATGATCCTTCTTAGTATTAAGACGAAACTGGGCGAAAAGGTGCAAATCTTAGTCGAACGCACAGTTGAACTACTCGGTGGTGAAAGCAGTTATAATGGTGGCGCCGGTTCTGCTGCATCTGCCGGTAATGCTGGCGGTGCCGGTTCCGTTAGAGTAACTCAGCCTCTTTCTCAGCCGTATGCTGCTGGTATGCCACCTGGAATGGGTCCTCCTAATCCGGTTCTAACATCTACTAACCGAAATACCGGAACCGCCGATTACGGTCTGTCACAAGCATCTCAGCAAACACAAAATTTCAACAGCACATATGCTCAGAATGTTGGTGCGGGTATGCCCGGTGGTATGATGTCGTTCGAGCCGATGGCGGCTAACGAGGTTATCGGCACAAAATTTTAAGAACACACACACACACACGCAGACACACAGACGCAGACACACGAAGTCATAATCATTATGGATAGATAATCATTATGAATGCATATTTCATTATTTCTTATTTTTCAATAAACGTCTCACGTTCTATGTTTTTCAAGATCTTTCTCTCGCCAATCGGGTCGTCCTTTATTTCATGGAGAACATTTTTCACCATTTTATGATGAAAGTCTTGTAATGTGCTGTTGCTTTCCCATTCCGGATTTGAGTCCATCCACATTTTAATGGCAAAATATTCTTTATTTGCAATATCGACAAATGCTTTTTTTAATCGAATATTGCCTTCATCCCGCGCCCATGTATGGTTATCTTTTATATATATTGTATCTCTTTTCTGATCGGTGCAATGGATCGGGCGTTTATACAAATCCATCTGCTTCAAACCATCGATCATAACCTTACTGATGCCTTCAACAAGGCCTTGATTCCGTGTATATGTTAGATCATCCAACGTTATTTCGAGAGAATTTACAAAGTCTGTCATATTAATCGCATCCTTGCACTGTTCATTCAAGAAAAAGTTCAAATTAAATTGGTTGTTGTTCGTATTATTTACAACAATATTTCGTTCTTTACTTAATTCTATAATTTGCTTTTGCAACGTTTTATTCTGGTCTAAAAGTTCGAATACGAGAGAATTTACGAGAGATTTATCCGTTCGTTTTTTATTTTTCGTAATTACTGTAATTACTTCTCGAATATATTCCTTTATTTTTTCATTTTGTTCTATCAATAATTTCGTAGAATCCGAAACATTCATACTATCTGTTTTTGGTCTCTCTTTATCGACTGCACCTGTGCCCGCAGCACCCGCAGCACCCGCAGCAGCACCCGCATCGGTTTTCATTATGCGCCGCATATTATTTATGATATCGTCGGATTCATTATCGTTATTCGGTTCACTAATATTTACCAGATCCATGCGTCTATGCGTAGTAGTAGTAGTGTATGCTGGAAATGTCGGCGGCTTACCGTCGCCAATATCTTCATCGACTGCATTTATTATGTGATGATATTCAGTCTCATTTAATATATAATTATCATCATTTTTATGCGCCTTGTGATGTTGAAAAGAAAGACAAGTATTTGTATGTTTATAAAAGCTGGATTTATGCGCGTATGATTTTTTGCATATACATATATATTTATTTAGATTTGCGGAGGTTGAAATAGAGATTGGTTCGATTTCTTTCATTTTTTGTTCATTTAAATTCGGTTTATATTTTGAAATGTATGACTGTAATATATCTTTGACATCCTGTGAAGGATCACAAACTTCCAAAACTTCAAACTTACAAATCTTCCAGCCGCCATTCTCTCGAACATAACGACAAAACTTGGTATCTTTGGATAAATCTAAGACATCGCGTTTATGTTCCTTCTTTTGCCGTGTAATGTTAGTTGTTAATGAAATATATGCAGGTTGATTCTTTGATGTCTTTGATGTTTTAAAAGTTATCCGGTAAATATACGAAATGGAGTTATCAGTGGTAAAAACAGGCATTTTTTATAGATATAAAATCGGAAGTTCGAGAGATATAAACCAGAAAATTCTAGAGGTATAAACTAAAAAAATCAGAGAGATAAACTAAAAAAATCGGAGAGATAAACTAAAAAAAATCAGAGAGATAAAAACTAAAATGTTAAGTTCGAGAGATATAAACCAGAAAAATTCTAGAGGTATAAACTAAAAAAAATCAGAGGTATATTTCAAAAAATTATAGAGGTGTAAGCCAAAAATAACCCAGATATATTATACAGTTATTATATTTTATATCGTTTATTCGCCTGACTGCATGATGTTCACTTTTCCGTATGCCATGGCTACCTTTACTCCAACTTTTGGGTTCAAGGTAGCCATGGGACTTTAAAAAGTGAAAATATCGTCACAAAATGACCAAAAACACCCCAAAAACGACCAAAAACGCCTAAAATCGACGATGCAAAGTTGCGCAAAATGGTTTTTTCGTGATTCTGCCTACTTTGTGATGGTTATCAGTCACAGCGAAAAATGCTCGATGGCTACTTATGCTCACAATTTTTGATCGATTTTGGATGGACAAAAATAAATGTCCAAAAACGACTTTTGCAATTTTACTTTTAAAACGCGTTTTGCGGCTGCGGGGTGTGACCATAAGAAAATGGACCATTTTTACGGTTTTGTGAGCGTTATCGGGCTAAATCGCGTTTTTTGCCTGTTTTGGGAGGGTAGGGCCGTAAAAACGGATCGATTTTGCAATTTGTGACTGAAAAATCACATTTTTCGACACAACGGCTATATTTAGCGGGAAGTTTCAGTCAGGTGTTGTGAAAAAAACATAAAACGCGATCCTCAGTCACAAAGTGAAATATAATATAAATAATAGATTATATAAGTAACTAGAGATGGCGTCATCGTCTGCGATATCGACAAATAAGAAGAAAACGGTGGTGATTGATTTGGAGTATATGCGACCAACGCCCGAGCCGAATCGCCGTAGCCGTAGCCGTAGCCGTAGTCGTAGTCGTAGCCGTAATAGCCTAGGTGGTGGTCATGCGGAAGACTATGCTCACGACGACGACGACGATGATGACGAAAGTGAATATGATGATGAATTTGATTCGGATGTAGAATCAGGATCATCAGATGGGGATAATACGGAAATAGAATTGGGTAATACAAAGGTTGAAATGAAGAATGAAAGTGGTGTATACCAACCATGCGATAGTGATTATGCGGTTGATTCGGATGAAGATTTACTACAATCGGTATTAGACGAACCAACATTTCCACTTGATGTGAATGCGATATTAACAGCGATGGCGAAGAATGAGAATGCAACGATTGCAAATTCGACATTCAAGGAGATAGAAGCGCGTAGACTTGAGATTCTCTCGTCGTTACATTTAACAAGTGAAAAATATGATGAGTTTGCGCGAAAATTAGAGATGTATCGGGTGATTGAGCGGCCGGTTGATTTGCGTCATGGGCAGTTATTGCGATGGATACCATTAAGATCACTTTCACAAAATCCATATTTGACACTAGGTGGAACAATATTCAATATACGTCAAAATATTGAGGATGGGTTACATCAGGTCACGATACGAACGGTAAAGGGGTTTGTATATCAGATCAAGTTTGAATTGAATGTAATGTTTCAAAGGTTGAGTAAGGAAGAGTTGATGATATTACGGGCGGTAGATTACGTTTCAGATGTAAAATTATAATAGAAGGTGTTTACGTGTTTTAGTAACGGGTTGTGTAAATTTATGTGTTTGATTGCGGCAATTAAAACCGTGGCGTTTTAGACCGCGATTATTAAAGATAGATCTTGTGCAATAAGATATACGTTTTTGAAAGATCTTTTTACGACGACGTGAGTTATTGGAATTATTCTGGCGTATACATTTACAAAATTTACTACTTAAAATATTATGCGCTTTACTTTCTAACTTTTTTAAAGATAGCTTGTCAAAAATGTGTTTATCGTTGTCATTTTTAGGATGATCACGTTGTTGATAATGATGAAGTAGATTTATGTAATCATCGCGTGTTAATTTCATATCTTCATCAATATCATTATCGATGTATTCGATATCATTCATTATCGACGGATGATCTATTATAGTTGAATATAATATTTATGAATATATGAATATGAATATATGAATATGAATATATGAATACTATAATAAAATATTGATATAATATAATTGGTGGCAATATGTCGTCATCTGCGATTATTTTGCCAGATAAAAAACCTAAAGTTGTTGTATTTGATTTAGATGAAACGCTAGGTTGTTTTGGACAATTTGGTTTATTTTTTGAAACGTTGATCGAATTTTATAATAATGTTACGATCGGGTATACATATTTCAACGAACTAATTGATTTATATCCGGAGGTTTTTCGACCGAATATCGTGCGTATATTAGATTATATACGCAAGAAGAAACAGCGTGGATCATGTAGTAAGGTGATGATTTACACAAATAATCAAGGGCCAGCGAAATGGGTTCAACATTTGCGCGGATATTTGGAAAAAAAACTTGCGGAACATTTGGTAGGTGGAACTGTGCAAGGTGGCGGTAGTGTAGGATCGCGGACAACCACGTTATTTTTTGATAGAATTATTGGTGGTATTAATGTCATATATTCGAATAATGATTCTGATAATATACATAGATTAACGAAGGAAAAGACGGTAAATGATTTTTTGAGGTGTTCGCGTCTTTCATCAAATGTCGAAATATGTTTTTTGGATGATTTACTTCATCAAAAAATGGTGGATGAGAAAGTATATTATATAAAACTGCAGAGTTACTATTCCTACATACCATTTGAGCAAATAATAACACGTTTTATAAATAGTAAATTATATGATCAACATTATGCGTCTTTGCCGTGTTTGACGGCTGGAGGTCAATATATGGCTGTTACAAACAGTAATAAGCAAATTCATAAACAGATGTCGGCAATCGAAATGAATAATGTTTTATCAAAGCGTATAAAGTTGAACAATTATGATGCAAAGGCCGTAATAAGTAAACTGAATCCGAGAGAAATTGATGAGATTATTAGCAAGTATATATTATTTCATTTGCAATTATTTTTCAAGGAGGATCGGGCGAATATGAATGTTCTTACACAAACGAATATGACAAAAAATAAAACGAGAAAGGCGGCCAGCATTCGTGTTAAACATGGTTCTCCTCGGGTATTTGTTGTAAATAAAGAAACAGCGGTAAAGGCATTTAAAAAGGAGGCGTCTGCGAATAAACGTGGAAGCACGCGAAAGGTTGATAAAAATAAAAAATAGTTTATTGGTGTGGTGTAACGAATTGTTATAAACGCGTGTGTAGATGATGAATCGATAAATTATGAACTATCATGATCCATCACCTGTGACGACTCTCATCGTGCATTATCATCCTCCGGCGAATCAGATGTTGTCGTCGTCCTACGGTGTCACTCTCGCTGTCGTTGTGGTCGCTGTCGTTGTGGTCGCTGTCGTCGTCGCTACTAGACTCGGCAGTTTCAGATTCTTTCATTTTCATTTCCTCTTGTGCCACCCAGTTAAGGTGGCGTTTATTTTTGGTATGACGGTCCCAGTTTCCTTGTTTTCCTCTCCAGCCGCATTCACATGATGCGGGGCGGATGATTTCAAGTTCATCGATCATCTGCGACATCACATGTTCGTAAATGACTTGTATCGCGTGATGCATAATGATTGGATTGACTCCGTAACCGGGCTGTCCTTCAGTTGGTTGATATTGTTGAATCTGGGTGATGAATAAGAATTCTTCGCCTGGTTCGACGAGTTGTTCGTCATCGGAAGGAACAAAACCGACTATTTCACGGAGTAAATCGTCGACGAGATCGATAACCGCATCGCCGAATGTTTCGTCAGCAGAGATATCGAATATTTCTCGTCGCGTGGTATATCGAGAATTTTGGTTCAGGGCTATTTTGTTCTTGATACGATGAAGTGATCCGAGTGCATTCATTCCGCGCAAGTATTCTCCTTCAGGGATCTGTAGCTGGGTTTCGTCCAGCACACCCATTATTGTGTTTAGTTCAATCTGCATGGCGTCGAGATCCGAATTTGGCTGCGCGGTTGTGGACGTGGTGGTGGAGGCGGAGTCAGCAACAACATTAGTATCTTCGAAAACAGGAACAGGAACATTAATATCAATCGACATTTGTGGTAATTACGGATGAGACGGATGTGATGATATAGTTTATCAAAAAACATTTCAATTTTTTTTGATAAGAATAATATTAATACGGGGAGGGGAACTGGGCGGGGAAATTGCTTGTATTGAGGCTGGCCCCGGTGCCGGTGCCGGGGCTGGTGCTGGTGCTGGTGCCGGGTGCTTCAGTTTTAGCCTTTATAGTATCTTTTAATGCAGAAGGTATTTTATCAAGAGCGCCGGTAGTATCGATATATTGATAGATTGGCTGAATAACTGTTTTATTCATAGGTTGTGCGATTGATTTATTTATTTGTTCTTTCGCATAATCAGCGACTGCATCACTTACGATATGCGAAAACAAAATGAATGTGCATAATGAAAAGATGAGGTTTCTGTCGAATTCGCTAAATTTATTTCCCCCTAAAATAGCATATTTGGGATAATTCCACGAAAGTTTATTAAAACGTATTATTAATATGAATACTGCAATATATAAAATACTATTACGCAACAAAGGGATTGATTCGGGAACTGTGTGATAAAATCCGAATAAGATGATAGCATAAGAGATGTAGAAGATATAATTGATATATTTATAAATTCCGGAATATTTATCAAAAATCGGCATAAAAAGTTGTCGTAGTCCCGACGCAATAACTACTGCTATTTCTTCTGTATTTTTTTTAATCTTTTCCATCTATATTGTAGGTGGATACTATTATTTATGAATTGTAGTATACACATTATGCGCAACCACGATCACCGCTACACCCCCTCATACGGGGGTCCGTGAGGGTTCCGCCTTCTACGACGGAATATGAGGAGGGGTGAAGGTGGGGGAAGCATCGCTGATTTTATCCGTGACATAGAAATCAAGCAAACGCGCACTTGGGTCGAGAACATTCTCGCAAAATGGGTGTCGCCAATAATAAGGAATTGTATCGCCTCGTCCTTCATAATATGTTTCAAATACTCTCCGATAAAAGAAGCTTTCTTTATCGTAAGGAGGATTATGCAATTTATAAAGTTCATGGTTTAAATTATTAAATTCACAGTTAGGAACGACGCTATCGACATATTCTTTGATCATTTGAATCCATGTTCGCCCGTTTTGGCTACTTACTCCGTCACTAAATGCTTCTTTTCTTCGCCAAAGCACATCATTTGGCAATAAACCATCATTTTCAAACGCCTTTCGAATCAAATATTTTTCTATACGACCGTCGCTGCCGTCATAAAAACGCTTAAACCGCGCAGGAATTCGCATAACAAATGATAAAAACGCCTTGTCTGCAAACGGAACACGAGCCTCCAATCCCGCACCACTTATGCTCTTGTCCGAACGAAGTAGATCGAAAAACCGAACATCGCGGATCATTCGTTCGTTTTCGGATTGGAAATCGGCGTCGGACGGTGCTTTTAAGAATCCACGATAAGAACCGAAAATTTCGTCGGACATATCGCCGCAATAAATAACGACATCATCGGTAGTATTCTGGATATATTTACTTATAAGATAGTTTCCAACGGATGCGCGTATTGTCGTAGTGCAATAACTTTCGGTTTGTTCGATGGTTTCTTTGATTGAGAGAATAAATTCGAGTTCGGTAACTACGACTTCATGGTGACATGTTCCAAGATGTTCAGCAACGCGACGTCCCCAATACAAGTCAACCGACCCCTCTAATCCGATACTATATGTATTTAGCGTCATATTTGGATTACGCTTTTTCAGTTCTCTTGCGACGATGGCAGTAACGAGTGAACTATCTAAACCGCCAGATAAGAGACAACCAACGGGTCGTTCACTCATTAATCGTTTCGTAACCGCGGATGTAAATAATTCGCGAAGACGGATGCAAATGCCTCTTTCAAAATCGTCATCGCTGATAATTCCATAAAAAAGATTATCGATTGGTGGGTATACATATGTCAGGTTGATCGATTTGATTTTTTTTTCAAGATTAGACAAATGTTTATGTTGTTTATGTTGTTGATCATTATAACTCGTATAATCTATTGTAATATATTCATAATATGGATGAAATGATGCTTCGCCATTAACAGAAGCGGTATATTCCATATAACAACCTGCCGGAAACTGGGTAATCGTATCACACAAATAATGCATGGACTTCATCTCACTTGAAACACACATCGCGTAATGATCGGGATTTAAGGATGAACTCACGATATCGCTGTATTGCGCGCCATAATTACTATCATGACACACCGTTCCGATATAAAGAGACCGAACACCGACTGGATCGCGAGCAACGAATACTTTATCCAAATCATAGTCATAAAGAACGAATGCGAAGACACCATCAAGACGTCGTAGTGTTTCATATAGCCCGATCTTTTTGTATAAATGAATAATAATTTCACAATCAGAGCCGCTCTTGTATTCGTTATCCAGGTCGAACTCGTGAATTAGAGACCGAAAGTTGTAGATTTCACCGTTGCATATCAATCGACAATTCTTTAAGTAGAATGGTTGATCAGCGCTTGATTCCATACCGTTGATAGAAAGTCGATGAAAACCCCATGCACGAGTTGTGTCATTTACGAACGTTGTTTTATCGGGGCCGCGATGAGAAGTCAAGATAAACTGCTCTTGAAGTTGTTTTAATTGGGCGATCGATAATTTAGAAATGGTCTCAAAGTAGAGAATACCACACATGATGAACGAAAAAATATAGACGACTATATAATGTATTCAGTTATCTTTAATATGATATATCTGTGTTTGCGAGGCGTCGGTTTATAGGGTTTAGAGTTCAAGATAAAAAAAACGGGTAGGGGCATCACCTTACTACTGTGACGTGTCTATACTACTGTGACGTGACTATACTAATGTGACGTGTCTATACTGTGTATCGTTGTATAGTGATGAATATCTCCTTCTCGACATAGAGCTTGGTCGTTCCTGTTTCCTTGTTCTCCTCGACATCAACCTGAGACGACATTATGCAACCCCATTCAGCGCAGACTGCACGTTCCTCTGCCAGTAGTTCCACATGATTGTCTAGAGCTGCTGCACGGGCAGCGTCGTAAGTAGAGTAGATGTTTGGGTATAGCTCGCCATTTTCAAGAACAACATAAAGGGTGGTGGTAGATTGTTTTGTTGATTGCATATTGAGTTCGTAACGAATGGATAAACGCTGAGATATGGTTTGAATGAAAAAAGTATTTCAATTTTTTTTGGTTGGGGTTGGGGGGTCGCGTTACAAGATATAATTAGATTAATATAATATAATAATATAACTAATAATATAACTAATAAATAAACAGAGAGATGGAATTATATGGAGTTGTAAATGGGGTGTATACAAATCATCATGATAGATTAGGTGAAATAAATGATCGTATACGGGATCGATACATACCTTCAGCGGTATTACAGCCTGCATATAGTGTTCGTCCTACTTCATCAAAATACGCGATGATGCCGATTTTAGAGCAAAGGCCGGTTCCTACGGTAGGTATTCCGCCGTATCATGAATTTACGACCGAAACTGTATTTAATCCTGGAAATGCCAAAGCGCCATGGCGTGGTTGGGCGGAACGAGTAAATTTAGAATCATCACTTCGTAATCAGTATTTTGCATTACAAAGGAATGACCGCGCGGAATATGTTCCAAACTCGACAAGTGATTTATACAAAGTTACGATAGATACGCGTGATGTAGTTCAGCCGAATCCATATTTGTTTGAAAATGGCGCAGATGATTTTGCGCCGATGAATCCGAATCCTCATGATTTAGGAAGATTAACGTTCGATAATTCTACAAGGTTTCAATTAAGGACGTTGAATTGCACATATGACGGTTTTTGCACAGGTGAAGGAGGTCCAGCACTTACGCCGCAATCGAATTATATACCGGAGGATGTATTAAAAAAGAAACAGAAACAGCTCGAAACTAGAGATATTACAAAGGAGGGATTTGCTACTGGTAATGCCAAGGGGGCAGGGGGCGGCACCGACGCCAACACCAACACCAACACCGGCACCAACACCAACACCGGCACCAACACCAACACCGGGTCTTCATTACCACGTGCAACTGCAGGTTCGATGGCAACAGAGTATTTAACGATGCGTCAAAGAAGAACTAGGTAAGGTAATCGTGATAGGTGAGGAATGAACTAATACTCGTATCATATAGCATGATACTCGTATCATATAGCATGATACTCGTATCATATAGCATGATACTCGTATCATATATTATGATTTTCATAACATCATAATATATACCGTAAATAAATGAGTGAATCAAACGAAGATAATCCTAGTATTACAAAAGTGGAGGATGAGGTATCATCATCTACATGGAATGAATTCGATGAATATACGCTAACGTTAATGTCGAACCGTTCTCAGTATAGTAAATATATAAAGGCGAAAGTAGGTCCAAATGGCGAGACCGTAAGTGATAATGTGAATGACGGGCATAGTATTCATTATGCAACGACATTTAAAAAAGAAAAGAAGTATTATAAAAAGAGAATTCTTGCACTTACGAAGGAGTTGTTTAATAAAAAGCACGAAGAAGACAAGGATATAACGGAGCCATTTCAAGAGTATTTAAAATATTGTATAAAATATTTGAAGTTTAAGGATATATCTGAAATGATACAAAGCGATTACAAAGATATACGCGGTGGAGAAAATGATAAAGAAATAGAACGTGCGCAGTTCGAATTAAATAAACGTATTGAAACGGATACACGAGGAGAAAACAATACGAATGATCATGAGAAAAAAGCCGAAGCGGAAGGCGAAACCGAAGAAATCAAAGAGAGTAATGAAATGAAAGATGCAAATGATAAATTTGTTACATCGATGAATCCGAAGAAACTGATGAAGCCGTATACGTTGGACAATTATGTAAAGATAAAGCCGGCGGGTGAATTATATACGCACCCGAAGCCCAAACCGATGATTCTACCGCAAATAAAGGAATTCAATATAGAAATGATGAATAATGCAGAGAAAAAGCAGAAAAAAATAAAAAAGGAAAAGGGTGAATAAAAATTAGTAGTAATTATTAAAGCAAGAGAGTATGATAATTAAAATGCCTGACCTGAAATCACAGAACAAACATCTTGAATGTATGGACCGTTGAATGTATTTTTCGTGTAGTATGTTGGCGGCGTTAACATGAACAATTCGTGACCGGTGGTTGTTTGTGTTGATGTGGTTGAATAATTGAGTGCATCGATATCATAGAAAGTTGTATCTGTCTCGAACAATTTTCGATATTTGCTGTTGTCGCTTATTACAAGCCCGAAAAACATGGATGTAATAAGGATCGGCGCGCTGTCGTGGATGAGAATATTATGAATATATTTCTCAACACAATCAACCATAAAGGTAATGTATTTGGTGATAAATGAGTGTTCTCGTGGCGAGGCGTAATTCAACGAAGGCTGAATACATGCGGATCTGGATGATGTTGCAACGGTTTCTTCGGTGGCTGTTTGTTTCACCGCGATAAGTGTATTATTATTGTGAATGTGAAAGCGTCGACTAGATTCGTCATACAAAATATAACACGTTGTATAATGTTGTTTGCATTCTGGATCGGTAACTTGGAACCGATACACGTAATGAAAACACGGAGTGATGGGGTTGATACAAGGGTTGCAGAATGATGACAGATTTGCCAAGGTGTTGGCAGCTTCGTCGACGCTGTAGTCGCCGCTGTCGATCTCGCTGCTCTCGTCGTCGACGCTCTCGCTGTAATCATTATCGCCGTAGTAATGATTATTTCGTGTCGTTAAAGGCTGTTGATGTTGTGCGAATCTAACTTCCGTTTTTTTTGAACTGGAAGAAAACGGTGATGAAACCTGAGCTGATGCGAAGTCTTCGTCGTTGTCTTCGTTATAATTGACAATAGGGCGAACACGGTTACTTCTTCTAAGTGCGGGGGGGTGTTGTTGACGCGAAGACGTAGTATTTTGATTACTCTTTGGAAAAGTGGAGTGTAATATTTTATAGGTTCGAATTGCGGCGTCTTTTGCAGATTGTGTATAAATGGGTGCCGTGCTCGATGCAGAAGAAGTAGTCGTGCGTTTCGATTTAGAGGTGACCCCCCCATGAAGAGCACTTGACGACGATGACGATGACGATGACGATGACAGAGAATACGAAGAAGAACGAGTGGAAACCATTATATCAAACGAATAATAGAATAGAATGATGAGATATAGATCTATCGTTTATCTTTGTTCAATTTTTTATAATGATGTATATATAATAGCAATTAAAAATAGTGATATGAGTTCGATAGAAAATAGCAATAGCAATAGCAATAGTAGCAATAGCAATAGTAGCAATAGTAGCAATAGTAGCAATAGCAATAGTAGCGAGAAGTCTGCGGATAAAAAGTTTGTAGATGTCACATGTGCGCCCAAAAAGCAAGACACGGTTCAAAATGATTTTTCATGTTATTCATCGAAATCTCTCGAAAAACTTAAGACGCTTTGGAATAAAAGGCATTCAGATAAGAAAATAACGGAAACAGATCCTAGGAAAATATGGAGTGAGTTGAAAGATAACATGAGTAATGTTTGTAATACGGAGGCGTGTTGGTTGCGGCAAAAGTTTGCATCGAGTGGGTTAGATAATGAGATTATTAATTATACGTTTGCGCCGCAAGCACCGGAAACATGGAAGAAAAATCCGAATGAATGGTTATCAAGTGTAGATATTGCGAATTCGATGAAACAATATGAGCATGCGGTTTCGTCATTTATATTTATAGGTCCATCGCCGGTGGATTATGATAAGATTGTTGAATCTGGTGAATGTGTTTGGGATGAGTTATGTGAATTTGATCTAAAAATGCATATACAAAATGGAAAGAATAAGATAGGAGTGATATTTAATACGGATACGCATGATAAGCCAGGATCACACTGGGTGTCACTTTTTATAGATGTTCGTGCAAAGGTGATATTCTTTTTTGACAGCACAAGTGACAATCCGCAAAATTACATTAAAAGATTTATAAAAATGGTTAAGACGCAAGGTGAAGAATTGGGTATTGAGTTTAAAGAATATATAAACGATATTCCTCATCAAAAAAATGATACGGAGTGTGGTGTATATTCATTATTTATGATTATTCATATGCTTACAGGTAAGATGACGGTGCATGATTTTTTGAATAAGGACAAGAAACTTACGGATAAATATATGCAGCGTTTTCGGCGTAAATATTTTAATGTGGACGAACCGGTGCCGACAAAACCGGTAGACTTTTAGTGCGTAATAATCGAGAATACGAGTAAAAGAAACCGAAATAACTTATATAAATTGTATTACATATAAGTTATTATATAAAGTTTTCGAATAAGTAAGTGAAATGGCGTCATCTCTCGAAACGACAGAAAACAAGCAATTATTGTGGGGACTTTTAATGGAAGAAGGTATATTTGATACGATACCGCGTAATGTAACTTTACCGGAAGTGCAAAGAGTTTTTGAAACGACGTTGTATAATCTCTCGAAAACGACAAATCCAACCGCAAGTTTGATAGAATTGAATCGTCTTGCGATAGAAACGCTTGCGAATATAATACCGGAAATAAAGTCGGAGAGTCGTCAAACTGGCATGATTATAACTGCTGAGGATATACGAAAACAGAAACGGTCAGAGATTGATGCAAAGTTACGCGATAAAGAGGCGGAAAGTCGTGCATATTTAGAACGACCGGTCCCACATGCGATCGATTTTTCAGATAAAGGAGTAGTTATAAAATCGGCACTTCGTTCGAGAGAGCCGAAGCAGGTTTCGGAGATTGTAGATATTACTTCATCATTATCGGAGATATCATCATTATCGAATGCAGTTCCTATCACGTTGCATAAGCCGCCGAATTTCAAAAATGTAGATGAAGTGGAAACGCATTCGATGATGTCTCGAGAGGAGATAATTGATTCACCGATAGGTGATGATATGGATAAGTTAATTGCAGAGAGAATCGCAACAAGAGAGCGAGATCTTACAGAAATAACCAATCGGATTATGCCGAAAGATATAGCAGCGAAACATGATATCATGATAATGAGAAATAAGGTGCAGATGCCATATGAAGGGGGCGGTAGCGGTAGCGGGGCTGGTAGTGTAAAGGTAAGATTTTCGGATAAAGTAATTACGCGTGAGGTTGAAGAAGTGACAGAATCGAGAGAAGATAATGTAACTGCAGATTTAAATCATATATATAGTCAACTAAAAAGGAAACCTCAGGTAAATAATGTGAATACAGCGACGATTGAGGAAGATGCATCGACAAAAATAAAAAGGTTAGAAGATACGGTGAATGAAATGAAGATGCAGATTGACCAACTTTTAAGAAGGCAAAATGAGATGTTCGAGAGATTTGGAGGTGGACAATAATAATAACATGACTAAAAATCAGGAACAAAGTTATATTTCATGGGTTCCCCGGTTTTGGGGTTAGCGGGAATTACCGAAAGTTCGCCCATACGGACTTGATTGCCTGCTTTGTATTGTTCGAAATCATAAACGATGTTTGTAGTAGTATCGATAGCGTATTGTTTTCCCATGATGTTAATTTCTTTCAAAACAGTTTTGACGGTTTTTTTGTTTAGTTTGGAACTTGCATCGTCGTCTTCTGTTTTAATATCGGGTTTATAAGCAAGAGATTCTTCATGAACATCGGCTCCGAAGTTGTAACATTTTAATTGTTCTTTAGAGTCGGGATTGGAATGGATCATGCAGTCGAATGATGATTCTTTTACGGCGGTTAAAATTTGTTTGGTTATTTTAGCTTTAATGTTAGAAATTTCATAAAGAGATTGATCGGTTGTCAAAGGGGTTGTGTTATCGATTTTGCTACGGTCGTTCATGCGAATGTCGAGAGATTCGTCGTTATCGACGGCGATTTGTCGACCGCTGAAGCGGGATACGTATAAGAATACATCGACGGTTCGAAGATCTTCGGGAAGATCGATATGACTGCAGATGCGGCGAGCTCGGCCAATAATTTGTTCGGTTCTAACGGGGTGCCAGTAAGGTTCAGTAATATGAACATATCGGACATTTCTTAAATTAATACCTTCAGCGCCGGAGGCGGTAATCATGAGAATTTTGATAACTTGTCCGGAAATATTATTGGAATAGCTTGGAGTAATGACGTCGAGAATTGTTTTTGGAACATTTTTCCATTTACTGTTGAAAATATTGCGTATGATTTCTTTTTCTTCGGGAGTTTCGGTTCCGGTATAAAGTGCGAAACAAGGGCGAGCGCGTTGTTCGGGTGTCATATCGATGGTCCAATCGCCGAGAGATGATTGTTTTATTTTAAATTGAGAGAAGCCGTTTGCTTCGAGAACGAGTTTTAAGATACCGATGCCTTCTAATGTGCGAAACTGGCTATAAATTAAGTGAAGGCCGATGCTTCGTTCATCTTCGTCGGTGGATAAAATATTTTGAAGTAGGTGTAGAAATTTCGGACTGTATATGGCGAGTTTTTCGGGTGTTAAGAATTCGGATGCATGTAGTTCAAGATCGCGTAATGATTTTTCGATAGCGGATTGATATTGAAGAACGTATGCTTTTTTGCTGAGTCGTGCTTGAGGGGCGGAATTTGCGCCCTCTTGGGCTTGAGCTTGTGTTTCGAGTTCAAAATTGCGTGAAACTTCATCGTTTACTTCACCGGTGATGATGGTTTCTTCGTGATCTTCGTCGTGTTCGATACCGTCAAGCATATTTTCATCGATAAGTTCGCTGGCAGAACCGGCGGCGGCAGCGGCATCGGCATCGGAGGCAGCGACAGCGGCAGCTGCAATTTTTGGTTTTCGTCCGCGTTTGACAGTATCGCCGGAAAGACCTTTCGTTAAAACGCGAGATATACGTTCTGCGAGGTCTTCTTCTGGTGCGATTTCGCCGCCGAGTTCAGCAGCGGTAGTAATTGCGGAAGTGGCGCTTTCGGTATCTCCGGGTAATGGTCGATGAATTCCTTTAGGAAATACGAAATTACAGAAAGCACGAGAGAATATACGATATGTGGAAGAGACGTCATCATAAATGTTGCCGGTATTATCGGAAGATCCTTCTGCGCCAGGCGCGCCCTTTTTACCTTTTGCACCAGGACCGCCGCGTTTTGAATTTTTTTTATTTTGTGATTCTTGGTTACGTTCAATCTTTCGAATACGAGAATAGATAGAAAATTGATAATCGCTCATTTCGGAGTATACAACGTGAAAGTTTGTTTCGGAGTCGTAAAGAGGTAGAAGTTTTTCTTGTGCGCTTCTGAAATAAGAAGTGAGACCAAGGATGCGACGAATGAATAATTCGCGATTTTTAAGGTCTAAGGTTTGTGGATCGATAAAAAAACTATTAAACTCATCTTTATTGGAAGGTAATGCGGTATAAGGTGTTTGTTTATTAGAGCTGGCGCGAGTTACGGCGAGGCCATTATCTGCGAGTTTTTGAATGATGGCCTTTTCGAAAGCGGCATCGCTTAATACGCCGTTATCGGCGGCGGTATGGTCTTCTACTGATATAGATGCACTACCGGCACCGGCATGTTCGGAGGAAGAAGCACCGTTTTCGATAACAGCGTGTGGATCGCCGCGGCGGATGACGCCTTTATATTTAGATGATACTGCATCATAATCGCGAACAAACCCGAAAGGGTTTCGAGTAATAAGAAGTTTGTGAGTTCGGACATTATAATCCATAAAATCGAAAGAAAGTCCGACGCCCCTAGAGAAAGAACTGGACGAGGCGGCGGCACCGGCACCGGCACCTTTTCCACTCTTGGATGTTAATTTCCCGCTGCCGCTCTTGTTTACGAGACCGAATATTTCCTTAAATTTGTCAAGATTAAGTTTGGATGGTGCTGCGCCCTGGACGCTTTTGGATTCATCAATAGTGAAAACCCAGTTGTCGATATTTCCGCGAAGAATGTTGAATAAAACGGCGATTTCGTTGGGATAGTTAATAATGGGTGTTCCTGTTAATAAAATGACTTTTGCATTTTGTGCGGTAAGCAGAAAATCGTAAAGTCGGTATGCCATCGAAGTGGGTCTTTTTAATTTATTTACGATACGGCTTACGAAGTTATGTGCCTCATCGATAACGATAACTTTATTATCAAAAGGGTTTTGGGTATAATCGTTTGACCATTTTTTAATATATTCGGACCGCAGACCATTATAATTGACGAATTCGTATTTTTCGCGAATCATTTCGTTGATTTGTTTATCAACCATAACGCGTTCACCTGGTGTAAGGTCAGTTTCATAATTACTAGGTTTTTTAACATTAACTAGCCAAGCGCCGCCTTGACGACTGATAAAAGATTTATTAATATTTAAAATGGCGGATAATGTTTCAGTAAGTTGTGGATTGCCGCGAGATTCGATAAATTCCCAGAATTGATTTTTTTTATACATGAGGTCACCGCATTTCGATTTCATTTCTTCCATATAGTTCATGCGTAGCGATGCAGGCGTCATCACGATAATTTTTTTAAAGGTTTTAAGACCTTCTGCGATGGCGATAGATGAGCATGTTTTACCACTTCCAAGACCGTGAAATAGTAATAATCCACGGTAAGGCGAATAAATATTTAGATAATCGCGGACGATTTTTTGATGTGTTAATAAAGAAAAAGATGCGGAATCGTCGCTGCCGTATAAAGCTTCGCATGATATTTCGCTATCGCCGGATGTGAGTTCTTCGCGATATGTATGGAATAATGCGTTAATATATTGAATAAATTTAGCGCGATTATTCATATAGAAATCGGATGCTTGAATTTGGGGTAATGCGCGTTTTTCGGGAAGTCGCCGCGAAATGATTTCATCACCGATTACAAGAGCAGAAGATAATGCAAATTTATCATCTTGTTTTGCGTCGTCCTTGGATTTTTGGCGTAATTTTGCAACTTGTTCTTTTGATATGGCGGCAGAAGTTGAAACGGGCATGATTGGTTCTTTTCCGGCTGCTGCGGCTGCGGCGGCCTTGGGTTTTCTTTGACGGACCTTGATTATCTTAACGGGTTCTTGTGTTTCTTGTTCTTGTTCTAATTGATTAAGATCGAATGCAACGGCAGCGGCGGCGGCGGCGTCTTTCTTATTTTGTTTTACAATAGATGAAGAGTCCAATAGTGCACGATTTTGAAGCTTTACAGCTGGTGCATTTTGTTCGTCCGACGGTTCTTCTAGACCTCTTTCGAGATCTTGGTCTCTCGCGATCTCAGAAACGTTGATTTTTTGCGAAGAAGGGGTGGATAATACGGGGGCAATGCGTAGTCTACTTACTTTTGCCAATAACTCATCACGATTAATATCAAATTTATGTCGACTGTCGGTGAATGCGACGGATGGTCGAATTGGCGCAATTAATGCTTCGCTCCCGCTCCCGCTGTCGCTGTCGCTGTCGCTTCCCACCATAGCCGCACTAGCTCTAGCCGCACTAGCTCTAGCCCCAGTTTCTCTACTGCTTGAAGCAGCAGCGAGACCTGTATCTAGATTTTTAAAATCGCGCATTTTTTCGGTGGTAGGTCGCTGTAAAGCGGAAGCAGGAAGAGCGCGTTTAAAATGAATTACTACACCCTCATCATCATGACCTATACCTCGTATATTTGGTTTTTTTTGTAATTTTGCAAATATCGCAGGTTTTGATCCTTGCATGATAATTATTATATTATATATAGAATAAAATATAATAACCTATGAAATAACGCACGGTGCTTCTTTAATTATGATTTAGGCGACATGATCATTTTTATAGCCATTTCACACGTAACTTGTTCGGCCTTCTTCTTAATTTTGTGAGAAGATTGTGCAAAGAATATAAATGCTTTACCGGTAGTTTCCATGATTTGATGTATAGTGACAAATCCATTTGGCAACGATTCGAAAGAAATTGCTGTATTTGGATGTTCGACCACTTCATGTAGAGGTTGTCCTAAACATAAAAACAAACCCATTGTATATCCGTTTTCTACATCACGAGACAATTCGATATAATCGGGTGTTGTTTTAAATTCTTTTTGAATCTTTACCTGAAGAATATTTTTATAGTTATCATCATTTTTAATCAAGTTTACCCAATCAATATGCTGTTCGAAAATATTTTCGATGAATATTTGTGCAATTTGAAAACCCGGGCCACATGTAAATACCCGTTCAAACCATCCATCGTCGTCATAAATCGAAATTTTATTGAAATCCAAAAATAACGCACCAATAAATGCTTCAAATAAACAACCCAATTTTTTGAGATTGGTTCTCGTCTTCTTTTCTTCTGCATGCTTAGAAATGATAAACCAACGATGTAAACCCATTTCAAGAGCAAATTTCCCGATTGTCTCATTTTTTACGATCGCGATCTTTTTTTCGGTCATAAACCCTTCATTTTCTTTAGGGAATCTGCGATATAAATAATATTTAGTAATGCATTCAAGAACACCATCTCCGACAAACTCGAGTCGTTCGTTCGATTTTGTGCGAAGAGGCATAGCCCCATCAGGGCAATCAATTAATGTGATATTATCAAGTTCGTTTAACAATTTAGGGCGCTTTGTATATGAACGATGAACGAACGCACGACGATACAATTCGATATTGTGAACTTGGGAAGGAACACCATATTTAGCAAGAATGGTTTCGATATCTTTAATGTCAACATCTAAATTTTCGGTATTATATGGATTGAATATATATTTTCCATCTTCGACTTTGATAATATCATCATCATTATAAATATTTTTACCTTTTAAAGTAGATGCAGTATTTTGAGATTCACAAATAGAACTGCAATTTTCAATAATATTTAGAGAAATATTTTCAGACTCATCAGATTCAGTATCAGATGACAAAATACCATTTTGTTTGGAAGGCGTGGATGCAGATGCGGACATCGACGTAGGTTGGCGATAACGAAACATGATAATAGCGAAGATGGTGATCTTCTTTAGGGTATATATTATATATAAATGTATTTAAGCAAATTCATTCAATTATATTCTATTGTAAAATTTTAATATTTATAATATTTATAATTCATTACTATTATAATGGTTCTTTCAAACGCTCCTAGACGGGTTCGTCAAGCCGCATCACTTACTAGCAAAGGTTGTCATTTTGGTAGTATGCCTGGAACTGCTCCCTCGGTTGGTCGTAGTTCTGCGATAGCGCTTGCATATAAGCAAGGTGGTATCACGTGCGATTGCCTTGGTAAAATCAAATATCAGACGTGCGCCCAACAATATCAGTATTTAAAGGACAAGAATTTGATATTTAACTGCAAGTTAACTGGTGGAACCGGACGTCAATTATGGACTAAGAATTGCGCAAACAAGTAAAATTATACCGATACTCCGATACTCAGAGATCCAACAATATATTATAATCTATTCATTATAATATATAAAAGAAAATGGCGAATTCCAAGGTTGCGAGGCGTGTGTTATTTGGCGGTGCAAGTTCTACAAACGGCATAGGTTCCGATACTCGAAGTGGTGGAGGTGATAAAAAGGGTGGATCGGTCCCATCAGGAACTGGACAGATGCGTAGTTTTGCGATGCGTAATACAATATCTGAACCAGGGAAGAATAAGGACTTTATATTCAGATTCCTCGAGAGATTAAGCCCCGCGAGGCATTCTGGCCCCAAGTTATAAAAGGTTAAAATGGTATATTATTTAGGGAGATAAAATGTAACAAATATAAACACAAGTATGTATTTAGTAGCCAACAATAATGAATCACTATGAAGATCGAGACAGATATTAAGCTTGATTTTAATATTTCGTCACGTAAAACATACATAATATATTATGTTACATAATAATATATTATGAAATTTTTATTTAAAAAAAGAATTAATGTAACAA